TTAGTTATAGGCGAATTTAAGGGTATACAATTGTGGGGGCAAGGTAATGATAAAGTAGTTTTAGCAGGTGGAGGAGTTACAAATCTTTCAGAACTTAAAAATGAAAATGCAAAAGTTGGCGGACGTAACCTAATCACTGATAGTAAGAACGAGCGTTATAAAGAGTATAAAGGTACGGTAGAAGATTATATCTATTATGGTATAGTAGGAGGTACTTTGGAAGAAAATACAACTTATACATTGTCTTTGGAATACAAAAGTGAAAATGTTAGAAGTATTGATTTGTTTTTTATAAACGAAAATATTAGTCAAACACATAATAAAAACATTCCAAATACTAATGGTGAATGGAAAAGAGAGACATTTACGTTTACTACTAATCCCAATTTAAGTCCAAAAGGTTCTATACGTATTGATAACAATGGTAGTGATACAGGTAATGTAACCTCTAAACTCTGGACACGAAATGTTAAACTTGAAAGAGGAAACATTGCAACCGACTGGACGCCTGCACCTGAAGATATTGAAAGTAAAATTCCGCAATATAAAACAATTAACGATGTCCATACATTTTTAGATAAAAATGGTTCTATTCACTTTGGTTCTGGAAGTAATATCTTAAATGCTCCATCGTCTCATTTTTACGAAATGGTAGGTTTTACTCATTCAGATAAAAATTGGGGGTTTATTATTGCAAAAAACATTGACACTGAAGATAAACAATTGTGGATTAAACAAGTTATTGGAGGAACATACAAAGAATGGTTTAAATTAGAAGATAGAAGTCAAGAAAGAACTATTAATGTAACAGCTTCTACGTTTGATATAACTCCTAACATTGTTGGTAAAACACTGCACATCAATAATAGTTGTATTGTAAATTATAACACTATGCCTTTATTGACAACGGTTGCAATAAGAAAAGTTTTTGATGGTGGAGAAATTAAGTTTTCAGGTTCAATTGAACCTATTTATACTGGTGACAAAGTGTTAAATGGTAAAAAAGGTAGTACCGCAATAGTGGATTATAGTGCTGCCAACAATACAATATTTATAGATATACGAAATGTTTAAAACTATGAAAAATAAAATCATTCAAAATCTTAAAGGCAGTGACAAACTGCTCCATTCTATGGTAGGTAACACAATATTTGTTGTAGCCTTTATAACCGCTTACCTATTCTACTCACTATGGATAGCCTTAGCGATGGCTATCGGCGTTGTGCTGTTGGTTGGGCTCGCCAAAGAGTTGTACGACAAATTTATCAAGCGTACCTTCATCGACTGGTGGGATATTGTTGCGAGCCTCACCCCGTATCCACTCATTAAATATATTCAGAAGCTATGAATGCAATTCAATTTTTACAATGGGGCGACAATAATGAAAAATACGAACCTGTTTCCTTTGAATATATAGTCTCCATTCAAAATTACATTCTGATAAGCACTAAAGGTAAAGATGATGAATTTTATACAGAAGAAAAAATAGGAAGATATACCACTGATAAAAAAACATTAAATTATGGTAATGTAGGATTCAGTTGGGGCATTAGAAAAGAATTTGAAGGACAACTGTATAAAATATCTATATACCGAAAATTCTTTTCATATTTTTCTATCGAAGAAGGGGATGTAAAAATAATTGATGTAAGTAAAAACACACATCTAACAGAACTCAATGTCGCTAATACGTCCTCTCTTGAAACTATCTATGTAAGTCAAAAGCAAATGGAACTACTCAATACAGGGCAGCTATCTAATTGGCACAAGCATTCAAATACTCAATATATCGTAAAACAATAACTTAACAAATCAATGGAAAAAATTTTAGTAATTCTCTGGATACTACTCGGTATCTACATTCTCGTACTCCTTATGATATTCGCCGACCTTTGGAGTGGTGTGCGCAAGGCTAAACGATTGGGTATTGCGCGTAACTCATACGGCTATAGGCGTACCATTAGCAAAATGGCGCAATACTACAATATTCTGATTGCTTGTACTATTGTGGATAGTATGTACGGCTTGCTATCTTGGTACTTAGAAATCTATTACCAAACCTCATTATGGCTATTTCCTTTTATAACGTTCTTTATGGCAGTAGTACTATGTCTAATTGAAATTAAATCTATACGCGAAAAAGCCGAAGACAAAGTGCGGTTCGACCGCGCAGGACAAGTCGTTCAGCAAGTGTTTATCAATCGTGACAACTTAGAGGAAGTTGCTAAAACCATCTCTAATTATATGAATGAAAAAGCTGAACAAGCTGAACAGTCCGAACCATCCGAAAAATCTCAAACCTCTAATAACGAATAACAATGACCCCAAAAGATTTTGTAAAAAAGTATAAGTCTTTTGCTTTGGAAAGCGAAAAAAAAACAGGTATCTCTCACCTCTTCACCTTGGCGCAAGCTGCCTTAGAAAGCCGTTGGGGTGAACGTGCAGAAGGTTATAATTTCTTTGGCATCAAAGCTAAAGCAACTACGCCACTGCCTAATAAGCAACTATGGGTCACTAAAGAGGAGTTGGCAGTTCCCAACTCTAATAAATTCCCTGAAGTGTTGAGTATTACCAAGCTTTCTAACGGTAAGTATCTCTACAGAGTAAAAGATTGGTTTATGAAATACAGCACACCTGAAGAAGGGTTTAGCGCGCACTCCCAATTCTTCTTTATCAACAAGCGATACGCTAAAGCGTTGCTTGTAAAAGCAGACCCATACAAGTTTGCTGATGAAGTAGCAAAAGCGGGTTATGCTACCGCTACTAACTATGCGAAAATCTTGAAAGACGTGATCAAAATTATAGAAAATAATAGCTAATGAAATGTGTTACCTGTATATTGCTTTTTATGTTATTTTTATCGTGCAACACTAAAAAAGTGGTTGCCGAGAAAGTTGCTACGCAAACCTCTGAACTCGCTACGGTGGGTTCAGAGTTTGCTACATTACAGCATTCACTACTCTCCTATCAGTTGAGCACGGTAGGACCCGACACACCTTTGGAATATACTCACGAGGTAGGTGGTAAAGTGGTAGAGCGGATTACTCTCAAAGGGGGTACGCTCAGTGTTGTGAAAAGTGATGAGTTTAAAGTGAGTAGTAATACAACGAGTGTTACCTCAAAAACTTTTTCTTTTACGAGTACTAAACATAAACAAGTACAGCGCACTTCTTTCAATTATTGGTGGTTATTGTTATTGCTCTTACCTCTTGCCTTTTACCTCTTATATAAAAAAAGATGACCGATTATTTCATTACCTCTCAATTCGTGTTAGACCTTTCGCGCATTGCTATCTCTTATCAAGAGGAGAACCCGCGATTTAAGGATACTTTCTTCACTCAGTATTCATTGCCTTTCGAATTCCAAATGAATGCCGACTTGCGCTTGCGTATGGGGAATTATACCGCCCTCAACGCTACCAAACTCAAGAAGAAGTACGATGGTTATCACGTGTTGGATGGTCGCGTGCGTAAAGGTACGCTCGAAATACTATCGGTAGAAGGTAACTTAGTGTCTGCACAAATAGATTCGGGGTTTGAGCAGCTGCCTAACTTTGAGAAGAAGCTATGCGACCTACCGCTTTTGCGAAAGCGCGTACCCGACATATACACTCACGCCAACGAGATAGTCGCTAAAAAGTACCCCGAAGTGGATTATAACTTCCCTAAAGTGGTATACCCTAAGGATAAAGGGCAGAAAGGGTGGGAGTTATTCTTTCAGTTTATCAATAATTATGGTTCTGAGGGGTTTATTCGCAACGAGGCTAATAGGAATTACAACATTATGCACCCTATGCCTTACCTGCTCTACGTACTCAAAACGGGTTTTGCCGATGCAGGATATGAACTGGCAGGCGACATCCTCACCGATGAAGATTTCACCCAGCAGGTGTTGTACAGCAATACGCCTTACTACCTCACTACAGCTCAACAAGAACACACCCTCACAGCCGTAGAGCCTACTTACGAATTTGCTACGGCAGGAACGTGGCGGTTAGTTTGTGATAACCAACCGATAAGCGGGCAGGTTGCCATTAGGTTAAAACTCGACAACGTGATCATCCGTGAATTTAATTTTGAAAAACCAGACACACTCAGTTTTACACAGCTGCTCACTATCGACACAACAGGACAAACATTGGCTTTAGAGATAGAAGGTACTCCGCAACCCCAACTCTCTATGAACCTCAATATCGTGGCACAACACAGCGAAGACGGCAATGTGATAGAACAGGTAATAAACCCTAATATAGTAGACCTCAAACGCGCCGTGCCCGATGTTACTTTTGGCGATTTGGTAAAAACGATTAAGAATTGGAAAAATTACGATATGGTTATCAAGGGACACAAATTATATATGAACCGTATCAAGATAGAAGAACGCACACACGCTAAAGATTTCCGCACTTGGGAAGTACGCGAACCTAAAAAAACATTTCTTACGAAGCAGTCGTATCTTATCAAGTTTCCTGAAATGGATGATAAAGCCTATCAGTTGCCCGTGATACAAGTAACCGACAACAGTTACCAGATACTCAACACGCAAGAAGCGAGCAAGGTGACCAATTTTACCGAAATACAAATAGGAGGCTATTGCTTGCCCCGAGTGATGTATAAAGGGGATTATACAGCTATAGCGCGCAAGAGTGGAGAACAAACCATAGGGCTGATATGGTACGATGGCTTGCACAACGGAGAAAACAATGCAGGTTTCCGCAAAGCCCTTACGCCTCCCTTAGTAGCTGAGTATTGGAAAGATTGGTATAAGATGCGAATTGCCGCCACTGAATACACGTGGAGCTTTGTATGTAACAAAAACCAATTCCGTCACATTGCCTTGCGTGATACCATTCTCGCCTATAACCAGCGTATGCTTATCAAGAGCCTTAACAAATCCGTGCTCGATAAAGAGCATTACCAAGTAGAGATCACTACAATTGCTATATGATGTACACCGCTTTCACCTCTCTGAATGTCTTTAATGACGACCGTCTCAACACCTATCTCGATACTATTTACAGTGCCGTGTTAGAAGTCTTCACTACTGAGCACCTACCCGTTGTTTGTGGCTCGGTAGCCAAGGTAATGCAAGGAGTGTACTCCGAAAATTACCTCGCCAAAGACATCGACTTAGTGATAGAAAGCTGGCAAGTGCACCGCTACTTAGAACAGCTATTGCCGTTGCTCTTTCCCACCGATAGGGTAGAGGTACGCCCCGAGCGGGTAATACTCTTTACCTCGTTTATAGCCATTGAGTTTTGGCGACCTACCCTTATCAGTCCTATTGCCTTTTATAAAAATACTGTAAAATACTATGTCTATTAGAACCTATACCGATCAAGAATGCCACGCCTTATATGCTCCAACATCTAAAGGAGGAGAAGAATATGTGCGTGATGAATGTTATCCCGTTGAGAAACCTCTCCCCGACTGGGAAGTATCACCTGCTACTATCCTTAAAGAGTGGCATCCCTCACAGCCTATACCTTCTACCGAAAACCTTACAGTGCATTATCCTGAATTAGGATTGCTCACCGTATACAAGAAGTACAAGGGATTTCGTTACTATGCGCGTATTGCTGCCAATGAATATGTAGAACTCATTGCACCTACAGGTGAAGACTTAGAAAATCTTATCGGACTGCAACATAACCTACAGTTGCGTTACAACAATTTCAGTAAGTTGCCTGAAAAAGGCGATGTAAAAATAAAAGTAACCTTAGGGGTAATTGCCACTGAAGAGAAGAGCGGTAAAGTAAACGAAATAGACCTACCTACCGAGCGTAAAGAGGTAGTGATTACCTTGCGCCGTACCGATAAAGCAACGCCAAAACCTCAAACCAACGACAAACCCGTGCTCAATATGGTGCTCAACACGGCTACCAAAGAACTCACGGGCGACACTTCATTTACGTTCCCTACGACACCTCTTGATTATTATCACGAAATCGTATTACATCACGATTTTTGGCACTATAAAGGATTAGGAGATTACATCAATTTTGGTACAAGAACAGAATGGTACAAGGATCATTCTATCAATACCCCTTTCACAATTAAAGGAGTTGAATGGAATAGTATTGGGCATAGTCTATTTGATATAAACCTAACAGGAACAAAAAACAATGCAACAGCAGTATTCTCGCTCTCCCAGTTTTACAAAGAAAACCCTACTATAAAAACTCTTAATTTTGATTTAAGTAAAACCCAAACACTTACTTTTGAAAGTTATTTCAGAACAAAAGATTCATTTGGACTTTCTCACTACTTTACTATCAACCTCACCGTTATCAACGATGCTACCGCTTTTCATATCGATAAAAAGGAATTTAAATACCTGCTGAAAACCGATAAGAAAGAGCGTGCTGAAGGTACATTTACCATTAAGAACCCTAACCGTCTCACCTTTACTATTAACAATGCCGACTTTTTGGAGGTTACAGAAATCAAAGGCAATGGCGAAGAGGAAGTTGTGTTAAAATTCCGCTCTCAATCTTCCGAAATGATGACAGTAGGCGAGTACAAAGGCTGGCTCAAAGTAACTTCTTCAGCGGGTAGCGAACAGATAGTGCAGGTGCTCATTACCGTACAAGCGGATATAACATTCGCTACCAAAAAAGTGTATTTCTGTCTCGACAAAGAACTTACACACATTCGTCAAACATCTGCCGAAAGCGAGTTTGTATCGGTAGCCCTTTCAATGGAGTTCAACGGCTATGGGCGTACCTTTAGCACTACTCAAACCTACGATTACGTTTTCTTCGAGGGTATGGCAACGGTGGATATAGGGCAAGAGGTACAAGACTTTTTTAGAGACATTACCCCTGCTTTAGAGGTGAACACTAATAAACTACTTGCTCCTAAAGAGATTTTCAAAGCGACCAAGGTATCAGCAGTAATTAAGGAAACCAATTTCAAAGGCGCAGTATTCAAAACGCATACCCTTACTGATTTGCACTACCTCCCTGGGAAGAAGCCTAAAGCCTATCCGTATCTCACTCAAAGCCGTTTGCGCTCTACTTACAAGCAGAGTCTTATATCAGTATCGGCACTTACCCAAGAGGTACGCGCTCGTTCGTTGGGGCAAATAGGCTCTAACCTTATCGACCTTTCGGCTATTAAGGACCCGCTGGCAGTAGCTAATTTCAGTTTCTTGCGCGCTACCGCCGATGAAACCTATGGGGCTACAACTATTATCCGTAAGGAAACCCTTAGCCTCGAACCCAAACCAGAACCCAATAGCACGCCTATTAGTGCGCTGTTTCAAAACCAAAACTTCTGTCCCGATTGGTTTTCGTTTGCAGGCGAGTACGAAGCACTGGTAAGTTACGAGCACACCCTCGCCGACAATGTGCTACTGAGTGAGGACTACAAGGCGCAGGTAAAAACCAAGCGCACTTACAAACTCAATACGGGTTGGCTCTTTCCTGAAGAGATAGAAGTATTATGGGAACTCATCAAGTCGCCTGTATGCTTCTTGCGTATTGCAGACGAGTGGCTGAAGGTAATACCCATTACCCAAAAACCACTGTCCTTTGATAGCACCCGCAACCTGCATAGTTTTGTCGTCGAATTTCAATTATCATCTAACTACTAATCTCTAAACCTATGTTTACCAATATCCAAGAACTCAAGCAATATACTAATGTTTCTAACCGTTTAGATTTCGACCTCCTCAAAACTTATATTGAGGAGGCTCTACGTGTGAAAGTATATCCGTATATACCCAAGTCTGTTGCCGACACCCTCCCTCCCCCTTCGGGGCTTGGGGAACTTAATGCTCTCGAACTTCTCAAAAAAGCAGTAGCCAACTATGCAGTAGCTTATGCTATCCCTTTCCTCAAGGTGAATTTATCCAATACGGGGGGCAACTATTACTCCGATGATAAGATGGAGAAATCGCCTTGGTGGGACTTGCGCGACTTAGGATTGTCGTCTATTGCTATGGGCGACCGCGCCCTCAACGATTGCATATCGCTGCTTATCGAGCAAGGCAAGTTACCGCGCCCTAACGGCATTATCAGTAGTGTGAATGAGTTTGAGAAGTTTTACAACCTCAATAGTTCGTGGGAGGTTTTCACTAAACTACAGCCACTAATGCAATGGATGTGGGAAAGCATTATCGCACCACAAGTCAGCAACTGCACCCCCGATGATTTACGCGCTTATCCTGCTATATGGGAAAAACTACAGCGTACCGTTGTTTTCTTTACCGTTGCCGAAGCTGCTCAAATGCATAGCTTCTCATTCACGGCTACCGCTATTGTGCAGCAGTGGGAGGAACTACCTTGGCAAAAAAGCAAAATACTCAACGGCTCCGAACTCTACACCCTTGCCAAACGCTTGCAACAACTCGCCCGCCACGAACTTGCTCAACTCAAGCAGTTGTTAGAAAAAGAAGCCGTAGCTTGCTATATACCTTCAACTGCTGCCCAACAAGTAGAAAAAATGAAAAGCGGACTATATTTTTAATAAATTATGGAACTTACCAAATTTAGCAAAGACAGCCTTTATCAGCGTATATCCGCCTCGTATATTGACGAGAATTTTCAGCTGCTCCCTGCCGAAGAGGCGGTGAAAACTCGTTTGCGCCATATACACGGCTTGCGCCTTTCTAATAAGTATTCTAAACACCAAGCCATACAGATACACATTCGCGAAATGGGCGTAAGCCAAGCCACTGCCTACCGCGATTACTCTTGGGCAATGCAAATATTCGGCGAACTCGATAAGTCTGACATCAATGCCGAACGGGCTATATTAGCAGATAGTTATTGGCAACTGTATCAGATGGCTTTAAAAGATAGAGATTTAGAACAAGCCCGCAAAGCATTAGACTCGTACTCTCGCCTATTCAACTTCGATAAAGAGGAGAAAGAAATCAACTTCGAGAAGATTACCGCTAATGAATACCATATACGTATGAGCCGTAAGAGTGCCAAGATGTTACGTGCTGCCCTCGCTTCTGGGGTAGTAGACTTTAACAGCTTGCCCGCTACCGATACCGACTACGAAGATATAACCGATGAACCCGACGATGAAACCGCTGATTAAACCTGTTAAACAAATCCTCCTCAACCCTATGCAGATGGCTGCCGTATCTGCCAACCGCTATGCGGGTGTAAAACACATCTGCATAGAGGCGGGGCGTGGTACGGGCAAGAGTACCATACTCGGTTGGTTTGTAAAGGAAGCAGTGAAGCAAATGCCACGCGCTACAGGTGTACTGGTAGGGGCTACTTTTGTGCAGATAAAAAGCCGTACTTTTCCTTCTACCAAAGAGGGTTTGGAGATGTTTGGCTTTTATGAAGATGTAGATTATGTGGTAGGGCGCAACGGCAAGTTGTTAGGCTTCGAGATGCCTTTTCAAGCCCCCAACTCGTGGAGCAACGTTGTGCACTTCTCTAATGGCTTTATATTGGTGCTTGTCTCCCTCGATGACCCTAATAGCGGGCGCGGACTCAACTCTTACATTGTTATTGGCGACGAAGCGGCACTGTTAGAACACGATAGACTCTTCAACAACGTACTGACAACTAACCGCGCTAAGAAGATAGCTTTTGATAAGGCAAGCCTGCTGAATGCGACTATCTTCACCTCGTCAGTTGCACTCACCAAAACGGGGGAATGGTTCACCGCACGCGAAAAACTCGCCAAACAGAAGCCTACCGAGCACCTATTCATCAAAGCTAACGCCCTCGTAAACCAAGAAAACCTCAAACCTGGGTGGATACAAGAAATGTACGAGCAACGCGTGTCCGACCTACTGTTCAATGCCGAAATAATGAACATCCGCCCTGGTAAGGTTGCCGACGGCTTCTATGCCAAATTGTCAGCCGATAAACATTACTACAAGTACCAGTACAACACCACCGCCCTGCAAGACTTCTCGCAGAGTTTCACCCCCTCCTGCACCTACGACAACGATTTGCTCAGCGGTGTGCCCCTCGAACTCTCACTCGACTTTGGTGGGCGTATCAACTGCGGCATTATAGCCCAAGAAAGCAAGGTCGCCAACACTATAACCATACTCAAAGACTTCTTTGTCAAAAATCCCCTCAAATTGTCAGATTTGATAAAGAAAATCATCGACTACTACGAGCCTCACCGCGCTACCTGCAATAAAATATACCTATACCACGACCGTTCAGGCTTTAAGAGCGAGGCAAATAGCAAAACCACCCTGGCGCAAGATGTAGAGGATATGCTACGCACAGCAGGCTGGCAGGTGTTCAATCGCACCCCCAACACCAATAACCCAAGCCATATCCTAAAATTCCGTCTTATCAACGAAATATTAGAGGAAAACAACCGCTCCCTACCCTTTGTCCGCCTCAATGAGGACAATTGCCCTAACCTCATCGTATCTATGGAAAACGCAGCTGTAAAACAGAAAGAAGACGCCTTTGAGAAAGATAAAAGTAGCGAACGTTCTACCACCATACCCCAAGAGCACGCCACCCACCTCTCCGATTGTTTTGACTACCTCTTATGGTGGAAATACGCTTACCTCCTCAATAACGCCTACCACGATAGCTTTATCATCACCACCGTATAAGTGCAACCCGCACAAAAAAAACTTCTAAACCTGTCCCTCGCTAAAAACAAAAGATAAAAGACTGTTTGTTAGTCTTTTATCTTTTTTTATATCCTTACTCATTACCCCTTATCACCTACCGCCTACCTACAGCATTATTCGAACCAACATACTGGCAACATCGAACCTACACCCCGCAAACCCTTACTACACAACGCTTCACGTCCCCTCTTACCTCTTATCTCTTACCTCCCAACCGTCCTTTCACAACACCTCCAAACACCCTGCTTTTGCCGTACCATTCGTTTTACACATAATATTATATTTAGTTGGAGAGCGTGCCTACAATAGTGGGCACGCTTTTTTTTGTATAAACCACACAGTATGTAACAGCAAAAAAAAAAATGAAAAAAATCAAAAAAAGTTGTTGAAATATTTGCTTATTACGATTTTTCGTAGTATCTTTGCAGTGTCATTGAAACTCAATGATAAGGCATTAGCCTTGAGTGTTTAATCAAATTTTGAAATGATGGTTTTTGAATTTAAACTAAGTTTCAGAAGACTAAAAAAAGGCTGGTCAATCCTGCTAAGAATCAAAGCCAGCCTTAAAGAAGTTTTAACAACCTTCTTGCAGTAGTCTTTGAAAAGGCGGGGGAGCGAAAGCTCTCCTGCTTTTCAAAAACGTTGCAAAGGTATAAAATATTTTTTTAACTATGAAATTATTAAAGCACATCAAAAACATTTTCCAAATGAAAGAGGGAGATGAGTACAACATTACCTTTCGCATCTCAGCCGAAGACATCTTAGCATTCTTGCTATTTATTACCCTTGCCCTTTGGCTTATCTTAAAGTAAATCACTATGGAACAAAAACAAACAATGCTACAGCTATTAGATGATATAGTAGCAGATGTATCGTGGGGAAGAATATCAAAAGAATATTTTGGTAAATCATCGTCGTGGATATACCACAAACTGCACGGTCGCGATGGCAACGGAGGCGTAGGGGAGTTTACCCCTGCTGAAAAAGAACAATTACAAGGAGCCCTGTACGACATCGCCGAACGTATCCGCAAGGCAGCCAGTACCATAACACAGTAACCATTGTTACTGTTATTGTTTAACACCTTTAGGGGCGCACTCCTCAACGAGTGCGCCCCTTTTCTATTCCCTGCAACCTGAAA